TACTTTAACATTTTCTCCATTATTAGCTCTTACATGAATACGATAATTTACTGGAGAGGTTGTGTTAGGATAATCTCTAGCTTGAACATATGCGTTATGATAAGGGTCACCAGTACCATTACCAAAAACATGCTTACCACTACCAACTAAATTAACGATAGTACCAGTTCCATTAATTTGTCTTCCAATAACAACTCCCCCATATTGATCAAATTCTGCACTAACAGTTGCTTTTATAAGAAATCTACTTGATGTAGATTGTGGAGTGACATCTATTCTGTAAGGTGTAAATGCTGAATTAACAGCACCTAATTCTTGCCAAGAGCCATCTCCAACATTTGATGTTGCAGTACCATTATAAGAATTAAAGTTTGCTGATAAAACTCCACCTGATACGGTTCCCCATTCTGGATGATTAGTTCCTTGTTTTAAGACATTACCAGATGTACCTTTTGCTAGTCTTTGTAATCCACTTCCATCTCTGTAAAGTATATCGCCTTGTGTTGTTAATGTTGTTCCAACGTCAGTACCATCAGTACCTTTCGCTGCTAACTTTGTCCAATAGGTCGCATTGGACGTTGCGTTACCAGTTGACGCTAAAATACAAATGAAAGTTTCATTTGAATCTGTAACAATATCATCAACAACGTAAGCTGTTGAGCTATTATAAGCACCTCTAAAAACTGGCTTTATTCGACCTAAATTTACTGTCGCCATCTTATTATTTTCTCCTTATATTATTTTTAAACTGTTACGTTCAGATTTCCATTTGCGTCTACTGAAAACGTAAGTCCTTTTTTACTAAAAAAACTTTCATCATATAAATCAGTTTGTTCAGTATTGTTATTAGATACTGATAAATTATCAGCACCATTTGTATAATGAAGTACAAGGTCTTCTTTTTGATTTCCTGTACCATTCGTTTTTACAAATCCATAAATATCTGTATTACCTAATTGTTCTCTAGCTGCTAAAGCTATATCAACTAATTCAACCGCACCATCTTGTATTTCTGCTGAAGTTGTTATTACACCACGAGGGCTTTGACCAATGTACGCCATTATGTACTTATGCTATCAACCGCAGAAATCCAAACATCACAAGAACTTGCAACGCTAGATTTTACTTTAATAACATCTCCATTTTGGACAACAACCTTTGCCCCGCCGTCGATTAATTGTAATTGTGATCCGACAGGAATTGGTGCTGACTTAACTAAATAAATATCGTTTGTTCCATCATTGATATAAACATCAACATCAATAGAACTTGTATGAACATTTGTTAAAGCTATTCCAACTATTGTATCGTAACTATCTGCTGTATAAACATCTTCAACAGAAGTGCCGACATTGTTTTTTGGGTATCTTCTAAAGTTTTGAGCCATTATTTTCCTTTTTTATTTAAAGAGCAATTGCCATTGCAATTACTAATCCTGTTGTTACTGTAACTGACGAAGCACTATTCGCTGCTGCCGTCGCTGAATTTGCTGCTGCCGTAGCTTGTGAAGTTGCCGTTGCAGCCGACGTAGAAGCCGACGATTCTGAACTAGCTGCCGCTGTAGCACTCGCCGCAGCATTATTTGCTTGGGTCGTTGCGTTAGCAACCGCAGTATTATTTGTTGTTAATATTGAATCTACATACGCTTTTGTAGAAGCGTCTTGTGCTAATGTTGGATCAGCAACATTTTGAATTCTTTTATTTTGTGCGTCCCATAAATTACTTGCATTTAATCCAATAGCGTCTCCAACTTTATCTATTGCCTCTTGTGCAACAAAGAATGCTTGGTTTCCATCTTGGTCAAGATTAGCTTCTGTTAAAGTCGATCCATCTTGAAAATCTACAAGTCTAGCATTTCTATTACTAGATCGTGTAAATTTTATTACTGCTGAATTAGCAGGTGCAGAAGTAAAAGCAATTGTTGACGAGTTACTAAAAGAATAATCTGTACTTAAAGTTTTAGTTACTCCATCAACAGTTACTATAACGTGAGCTTGTTCTATGTATGGGAACGTAACACTAAAACTCGTTGTGCTTCCGTTTCCTGTATATGTATCTACCGAAAATGCCATAATTATAAATAACTCCTACTTCCTTTAAGTGGTAATCCACTTTCATCTCTTATAAAATTAAGAATGTTGTTTATTCCATATAAATTTTGAAATGGTAATAATCTCATCATTCTGTTTAGATCTGTTCTTGAAAAACTATAATCGCCTCTACTTGATTTCATTACTGAACTTAAAGTTTTAGCAACTCCACCTAATAAATCATAAGTTGGATTACCCGTCCAAAGATTAACTTCTAGTCCTGATGTTCTATAATTAAATCTATGTTCAGGCATTAGTTGACTTAAAAATAAATCTGAATATGCAGGGATCAATGAAGACCAACCTGCTCTTTGAAATGAAGCCATTGCTAAATTTGAATAATCTCCTTGTGCAATATCTCCAAATTTCTTTTTAAAGTATTTTTTCTTTTCTAAATCACTCATACCAATTGCATTAAGATTAGTTTGACCTACATAAGCTAATCCTGCAATCATAGTTGTATACATAGCAGTAGCGAATGCTGAAAAATCTGCCATTGCTATATTATGTAAAAATTGTTTAGACCAAGCCGTCATAATAAACGACCTGAATTGAGCCATAGTTTTACCTAATGCTTTATCTGTAAAAAATCTATTTGTATCTCCAAGATAATTATATTGAACAGCTCTTTGAGTATATCTATTTACTCGTCTAGCAAATTTTAAAACTAAATCTTGGTTTTTCCAATTAGCAAAATTAAATTTCTTAACTCGTCTACCTAGAGAAGTAACTTCCATTGTTACATTCTTGCTAGAAAATTCTTTTGCTATTTCTAATAATTCTTCATCAGTAAAACCTAAAACTCTATATCTATTTAATCTTTTACCTAAATTTTTTAAATTCTTACCTTTATCAGCTACATCAATTAAATCTTTTGCCATTCTATTAACAAATAATCTCATTGTTAATCTTCGCTGCATACTATCTATTAAAAATAAACCTGAAAAATATCCTGTTGCTTTTTCTCCAACTGCTCTAACTCCGTGAAATTTATCTTTAATACCTGCGTCTTCAACTGAACGTCCAACCGCAGTTTGACCAATATCTTCTACATCTGTTGAAGTAACTGCTCTCGCTAAATATTCTGTACCATTAGCACTACCTAATTCAGCTAACTCTTGAAAGAAAGTATCATCTAATTGACCTTTTTGTGCTTTTATCATTAAGGTTTTAAGATGAGGTACTTCTTGTAATAAAGTAGTAAATCCTTGTTGTGCTGTTGCCATACCAAATTCAGGCAACTGTGCTATACCTACTTGGTTAAGCACTCTCATAAAATTAAATTTTCTTAAATTTCTTAAAGAAGTAGAAAACATATCTGTTGGATCATCTTCAGCTGTTCTACCTAAAATATTTTTAAAGAAACTATCTACTGTTTTCTTTTCTTCTTTTGCAATTCTTTCATTTGATATTCCGTATCTTGATCTAGCACCTTTATCAGCATACGCTTCATCAATAGATTGATTTAATTTTCTTTGATAATTTATTATATCTTTTCTACTTCGTAGTCCCATTCGTCCTGCAAGACCCATAAGACCTGACATTTCATTTACATAAGACTGCCATAAATAATCAACGTCATTTTCTAATAATTCATCAAATCTAACTTTAATACCATCTATTGTAGTTTCAAAAGTTTCATTTAATCTAATTCTACTTTCTAATCTACCTGAAGTAATTAAATCTATATTATCTGTAAATTCTTTAATTAAAGCTTCTTTAGTAACACTATCTACATCAGGCATAGCGTCATCTAAAAATAATCTCATACTATCGGGATCACGTTTTGCAACTAATTCTGCAATATCGAATCCACCAAATTTTGTTGTTTGTTGCATTGCTCTTGCAATAGCTTTTGCTAATACTTCCGCTTTATTAGCTGCAACTGTTATTTCTTTAGTATCGCCTCTTTTAATAGCTTCTACTAAATCTATTCCTTCATTTTTTAAATCTTCTACTTTTTTATTTAAACCATTTAATTTTTCATTCCATTTAGCAAGAGATTTAGGAGCTGTTTCTTTAGGTTTCTTTTTCTTTAATTCTTTTATTTTTTTCTTTAATTCTTTAAGACTAGCGTCTACTTTCTTTTTAGCTTCTTTTAAAGGTTTTTGACTTTGTAATTTTATTGTACCTTCTACTTTAGCAGTAGAACCTTTTTGTGCTAATAAAGGTTGTTCATCTAAAATTGCACCTTTAATTAAAGCTACAACATTATCAAACTTACCATTTAATTTTTGTTGTAACGCATTAAATCTTTCAGCATTACCTTTTCTTGGTAAATACTCTCTAAATTTAATTAAATCTGTTTGAAGATTAATTACTTTACCTTCTTTTAATTTATTTAATCCATTTTTATTTAAGAATTTTTCGTAGCCATCTAATTTATATCTGACAATATTCATCTGCATAAACTCAAAGCCATTTGCGTAAGCGTTTGCAGCTTTTGAAATATTTACATCTTTTGCTAATGGACTTTTAGGATTTCTAATGACTTCCGCCACTTCCATCATAAATTTCTTTTTAGCAGTTACAGCTACCCATTGACCTACTACTCCGTGTCCTTTAACTCTTAAATACTCTTTCATAGCGTCTAACACGTCTCCATAGACAATGTTATGACCCCCTTGCGTAATAGAGTTTTTGATCAATTCAACTGTATCGTCTTGTGGTGCTACTTGACCCGCTTTTTTAGTACCCTTTTTAAAAGTGTACCCTACGGGTTCTTCCATACCTAAATAATTAAATAATCTAACTAATTCCGATTTACTTGTTCCCAAAGCCCCAGAACGAGTAAATGGAAAGATAAAACCAAAGGGCATATCTCTTACTCTACCCATCATAATTGTTTTATCTTTAATTTCGCTTAAATCTTCAGTAATATCTTCTGTTACTTCTAATTTTTTTGTATCTAGTGGTTTCTCTACATTTTTAAATTCTTTTTCGCCTTTTTTAGTTAACTTTGAACCACTCTCTTTAATATCTTGTAACATTTCCGCTTTTGCAATTTGATTAAGATTTCTTGTAAATATTGCAGAAACGCCTCCTCCAAGAGTGCCACCTAACGCAGCAGCGATAATTACATCACTTGTTCCATAAGTAGGGTTTTCGTAAGCGACAGGTGCAAACAAAGCTGTTTCAGTTGTA